GTCCTCACCAACACCAACGGGTGAAGAGATAAATGGCTTTCCTTTTATTGCTCGTTTCTTCTCGATTATCTGGATCACTCGCCTTTTCTTTGCTTCCAAAACCTTGATTAACTCAATCTTAGTCGTCGCTTGTGCGTCCTCGTCGAAGTCGATTATACGATTCAGCCTAAACAGTGCGCCCTCGATCATTTGCAGTCGTGAAAAGTCTTTAGATTTAACGTCTTGAGTTGACCATTTAACGTATAACCTATTCAACTGCCCTGCTCGGTTGGTTATCTCGTTGATGAAAACACTATAAAATTCAGAATAGCTGTTGACCGTTGTAACAATTGAAGCCGCGTAGAATAGTTCATCTACTAGTTGGAAGTTCAAATCAAACGATGGGTTATCAAAATTATCGAAGTGGTGGATATTTGGATATGTAGCAAGGGCTTCCCATTGTGTAGGGTCGTCAGTGTTTCGGAATGTCCACGCGCCAGTTTTTAAACCGTTCCGCATACATAACCGCGCTGCACCTTTGTTCGCTTTTATCGCACCTCCATTATCTTGACTGATAAAGCGAGGTACTAAGATACCGTTATTGATTTGGTACGGTATAATGTTGGACCAGGGGAGTTCAATCTTTTCTTGACCTTTAGCGAAGTAGCTGCCTTGGTCAAATGTATAGTCTCCGTAGTTGTCTCCGTACTCTTCAAAGTACACGACGTTATCGCGATCCTTATTCGTTTTGTATTTAAAGGAGAAAGTCTTTCCATATTCGTTACTAATCGGTAACACTTCAATATCACGCGAATAGTCAACATCCTTACTGATGTCATCGAATACATCCGTACCAGAATAGTAATCGGTAAACGGCAGTAAGTCAACTTCGCCGTTTAGATTCGGATCAGACGTGTACACGTTGAACTGACGAAGGAAGCCCACTAAGAAATCAGAACATAACATATCCGGAATGAACTTCGATAAATTAACGGTACCGCCATCCGTTATCGTTGTATCTGTACAGGTTAATTCAACATTCAATGGCGTGGATGTCGTGAGTGCATATTGAACAACATCGTTATCTGTCGTAAGTGTTCGCGATACCAACACGCCACCAGCCACATATCTCAAAGATATTTCATCACCTGACTGTAAAGCAAGGTTTATATTAAACGAAACCGCGTGTGTACTTGGATTAGTATTGCCGCCCAACAACTGATCAAGCAGCAGCGTTTGACCGTTACGCATCAATATTAATTGGTCGCCTGTTCTCGCGATGAAATTTAATATGCCAGTATCTAGCGTAACATCTAGCGACCCCGTGAGTAGAAAGCTATAGTTTCCAGATTTTTGTACGGTGATCTTCCCGTTGTCATATTGAAGGAGAGTATCACTCGTTGTAGTGAATGTTATATTTGTCGAGTCGAGTTCAAACTGTCCGAATGTCGCAATGTTAGCGTTTAGCGATGGTGTCCACACGCCATTGATTATGCTTGTACCCCAATAAACGTTTTGAATAGAATTGTAAGTAAGATTTCCAGCGGTTAAGTCAACCAATCTACTAGCCAAATCTAGCGGTGTGATGCTATTCGTAATATAGTCGCCACCACCGTAGCCGAATAATACATTTTTTATTCGACTCGTGTCGAGCCAAGCGGAGTTAATCGTAAGACCTAAATATGCATACATCTTTAGTATCACCTCACGCGCATAAACGTAAGGCACAATGTCTGTCGTGTTCCAAATAGTGCTTACCCTACCGTTGCCGCGCTCGATTAGTGGATAGTAATAACCACTACCAACCGCAGCGGTCCAACTTGCTTTTATGTTTACTCGGTTCAGGATGTGATCGTAGTCGCTCCAATCGAGTTCACTCACCTTTATATTCGACAACAATAAAAAGTAGTCTACCGTTTCACTAAATAGGTTAACCGAGAATACTATTTTACCATCCGTGATCGTTACGTTGTTTAGCTTTAGGATTCCGTTGCCGAACACCTCTAAACCTTTACGTATAAGCACCGCGTTTGTCCGCTGCGTCGCGTCGAAGTTTACCGCGCCATCTGTCACTGTGAAATTATAGAACGATCTAAAGAACGCACAATTATCCATCGTGCCTTGTAGCTTTATTTCCTTCGAGAATTTGCGCGCTCTCTTCTTGATGTCCTTAACGTCAGCGATAGAGAAGTTTAAAGGTACGGCAATACCCTCCGATAAGTTCAGCGATACGCCATTACAGATCAGCTCGTCTTTCATAGCTTAATTGATTTGGTTGGCATCGTATTATCGTAATCCATCTCTTCCATAATCAAGTCATCGTACTTACCTTGCTTGTGTCTGTATGATTTGTTTTTCAGATTCAGCCTAAACAGTAATCCAGCAATCGAATAAAGATAAGCCTGTGGGCTATCGTACACGCTAACCAACCAATTCTGTACAGTGTCCGTCATATAGGAAGTAACGAGCGTACCTTTTCCCGTTATCGTTTTTTCGAAGTCAATTGATCCTGACGCGTCCGCGCTATATTCGTAATTGATTCCAGACCATGCACCATACTTCTTCTTGTAGGATCGAGCTTCAACATCAAACGTCTCAATTACGTTATGCTCGATCGGAAATTGATCGAATGTACCAAACTTGTTTAACCATACAACCTCGTGAACATCGTCGCAGTAATCGTCTACGTAAATAAATGTAAGAATTTCAGATGTACCTATTGACACCTCAAATCTAGCCACATCGTCGTATGTACCTGCACCGAAATAAATAGACGCCATATTTGACGATGATAGGTTCAGCTGTCTATAATTATGGAAATCATCTTGATTGAAGCTGTAAAGTAATGCTCCCGAAGAATCATAGAATCGAATAGTAAGAGTTAGTGTGCCACTATTAAGCATGGCACATATAACATCTGCACCACGAATGATCTTGACAAGGTTGCTCGGTGCATCCGTAAGCCATTTTAAATCGAGGTAGTCCGTCTCAAAATCTATAACCTCCCATTCCTTCGGAGGAAGTGCAGCCTTGAATGTGTATATGCTCGTGCTTGTTGCGTTAGCCTGTTCGATTGGTGTTACTCCGTAGAACTCAATAACCTTTAATTCCAGCGTGTAGATAGTATCTAAGGCTGTGCTAATTGCTTCGGTAATTCTCGGCTTTTGCATTAAGTTTAGCACAACCGAAGAACAATCGAAATGCCCTCTAGTAGAGACCTCTGGGAATATTTTATCTTCGCTAACGATTGAGCCATTTAATATAGTTTGAACCCTATATGAGAAATTCGCCTGTGCAGTTTGATTTGAACTGAACACATATCCCAAAGGGTTATCACTTGGTGAGTAGTTATTTGGTATCGAATGAAATGTTATCGCCATGGTTCTACAATTGTTATTTTAATCGCTTTCTTCATTAACTCCATAATAGGCTTTTCCAGCTCAGCAACCAGCGCGTTGTTAACTACATCGGTGAAGAACGGACGCGCTATCTGTCCTCTCTCCTTTAATCCCATTCCTTCAACGTGGCTCTTAGATACCCAACTACTCACCCCGTCCTCCGAATAAGTTATCCCTCTGCTTCGCTCCCATTGAGCCAGAGCAGTAGACATTGATAGTCCTCCGTTTGGTTGAGCACCCCAATTTGGAGCACCTCTACTTATTAGACTACCATTAACACCATAATTGACAAACTTCCAATAAAAAGGCGCGGTGATTTCTATGTATAATTCCGATCCGTTTATCTGAACATCGCTTGGTAACAGGCTTGAAGATAAATTATCCGATGCGCTAGCGCCATATTCGTGTATCTTGTTTCGAAGCCTGTCGACTATCTCGTTTACTTGCGTAGTTAGCAACTCGCCAAGCGGTGACGTTGGATTAGATCGTAGAGATTCCCTCGATGATCCTAGATTCAATGCTGATATTATGTCCGCTTCACTCATCTTCGTATTTTTTTGGCTGCTAACTTAGCAGCGTCATGCTCTTCCTTCATTTTAGTAGATAGGAAATTCGTTCGATGGAAGAATATAAAGATATTCCAGTCGGTCACTTGCTTCCAGTCACCGTCTGTGAACTCTTTCGCCAACGCGTGAATAGTCTTTTCCCACTTAAATTTTTCAGTACTCGTTTTATCTTCTGACCCAGAAGTATTCCTTGGAGACTTGCCAGTTGTAAGCTGATTGATTTTTCGAATATCTTCAAAAAAAAAGCGTTACACTCTAAAAATACCTCCAACGGGAAATGCTCTTTAAATAGATCATACCTATCAGAGATAGGGTTAATAAGATTCCCGTTACCGTCAGTTGCTCCGTATGTTTCTCCTGTCGGGAAGTAGAATAAGCAAGCCAATTTAACAGGGTCTTTGATGCCGTCTGTGTTCTGCCAATCGATATGCCACCCACTCGCCACCTTTCTAGGATCAATCATGGTAAAGCTAATGCCATCCAGTACTATCTCTTTAGGTGGCTCACCTATCTCGAAGCCACGGAAAGCCATCACACCGATATGGTATAATTTATCTATATCTTTTAGATTCAGCTTCTTTAATTCATACAGCGGTGAGCCTGTTAGATCAGCTAGGAATATAATCTTCTCCGTAAGCGTTGGCACTTCTGAAATCTCAGCGTCCGTAACCGCTTTAAGATGCTTTATTCGTAGCGATTGTTTATTCGATGGTATCTTTATTTCACTCATATTAGTAATATTGTCCTGTGTATTTATCTCCCGAACCTATTGCATAAAATATGGCATCCATAAGGTGGTCCAGCTGAGACTTCGCGGGCTTTCCTGTGCGCTCATCCCATACTAAATGCCGCAACTCATTGTGCAAGTTAACACTTCTCTTCGTAACATAGAACAATTGCTCGTTTAATTTACGTATCGCGAAGTCTTTAATGTCGTTCTTAGAATCGCACTTGATAGCTTGTATGCCGTTGTCGCGTAGTTCTTGAATAGATTTAGGCTCGGCACTATCGCAGTACATCAACTGCCCTGAATAGCCGCCAGCTTTTAACGATCTTGCAGCAGCGGGATTGGTAAGTTGTGTATCGTATAATAGTTCATCGAGTATTATTATACCGTCCTTCTTGTAGATGTTAGCAGCGGCAAATTTAGATACACTGAACCCGAAATCAATGCCGCCATATTGTAAGTTAGCATCATCTGTAATATCGTCAATCAATTCCCAATTAGGGCAAACAACACCCTGTAATGATCCTATATTTCCAAGCCCGTAAACCTGCCACAAGTTCGCCCAATACGGACTCTTTATTGTGCCATCATCATAGTAGCCGAGGTTCTTATAGTTGAGTATTTCGTCGCGTTCAGCCTGTGGAAGTAGTTCGTTGTCCTCAAAGTTTAGCTGTAAGAAATCGCAATCATCCCTAACAATAACATCGCCATCTATAAAGAAAGTAGCGTCTGGATTGTAATCAACATATACTTGTCCTGTCCTTGATGCTATTTGTCGATAGCTTTCAGGATCAATTTTATTCACCTCATTAAAGTAAGCCACGTGAGATCGTAGCCCTTTACCTACATCTGTCTTATCTAGCCCTATGAACTTAATGAATGATCCGTTAGGAAATCTGTATAAAGTGCCTGCCATGAATCTAGGATCCTCATATATTCCAAACATACGCATCACCTTGACAAAGTCCTTAATGACGGTTAAACGCATCTTAGTAAGTTCCGCAGAAAGGATAAGTATCTCCCGTTCAGGAACACTTGAAGCGTGATTGATAAGAAGAATTAGTATAGAGATAGTCTTTGCTGAGCCTTGACCCCCACGAATAACTTTAATCTTCTTCTTTAGGGCTGCTATTTTCCGTAATGCTGTGGTCTGCTGTATCATTTAATGGATCAATATTCAACAGATTTATATTGTGATTAGTATCGACTTGCTGGCGGTCAGTCATGCCTAGCCTATTCTTAGCGTAGAAGATTCCCTTCCCTTCATTGGCTACAATGTCGGTAGCTAAAGACTTGAATTCATCATCTATATTTTTAATAGTGTTCGATTTAAACTTATCTTCACTATCTAACCATGCGTAATAAGTACTCCTGACTATTGTCTCTTTATTATTCAAGGGCATCCAAATACGAAGGAAATAATCAATGGTTGGAATGTGTCTATCCCTTACTTCTGTTGTTCCTCCCTTATTATTAAGCATTTCTTTGGTGTTACCTATACACTCTTGAAGATATATCCAAGATTGATCAGCTAGTAAGTTAATGAACTCAAGACTCTTGGCCATGTTACAATGTAATTAGTACGTAGAGGGAGTATATCAATGCTCCGACGCTGAACAATCCTATAAATGTTCCTGATGCTGACCCTGTTTTTTTCGTTTCGTTTTCCAT